TATTAGTACTTTGCAGGAGATTATTACTGCTAAGGACACTATTATTTTTCATAGAGATAGTGCTATCTTGTTATATAAAGATAACGAATTAAAATTCAAAGAAGTTATTAATAACAAAGATACGATTATAGGAGTCTATAAGAAAGAAATAGGTAATCTTAGAATGGCTAAAAATGGAGCTTATGCCCTAGCAATCCTATCAGTCCTACTGAGTATCTTTATTGGACTATGAGTCAAGACTTAAAGCAGATAATAAGGCAGGAGTACGTTAAGTGTGTGGTTGATCCCGTACACTTTATGAAGAAGTACTGCTACATTCAGCATCCACTAAGAGGCAGAATCTTATTTCACTTATATCCTTTTCAGGAAAAAGTACTAACTCACTTCCAAGAAAACCCGTATTCTATCATTTTAAAGTCAAGACAGTTAGGTATTTCGACTTTAGGTGCAGGATATGCACTATGGTTAATGCTTTTTCACAAAGATAAGAACGTACTAACCTTAGCAACTACACAAGCAACTGCACGTAACTTGGTGTCAAAAGTGCAGTTTATGTACGAAAACTTACCTTCTTGGTTGAGAATTGATGCAGAAGAGAAGAACAAGTTAAGTTTACGTCTTTCAAACGGGTCTAAAATTACAGCTAAATCATCAAATTCAGATGCTGCTCGTTCAGAAGCGGTATCATTACTGTTAATTGACGAGGCGGCCTTCATTGATAACATTGCAGAAACATGGGCATCAGCTCAACAGACCTTAGCAACGGGTGGTGGTGCGATTGTATTATCAACTCCTAACGGAACTGGTAACTGGTTTCACCAAACTTGGGTAAGAGGAGAGGCAAAAGAGAATGAATTCCTACCAATTAAACTACCTTGGTACGTCCATCCTGAAAGAGATCAAAGCTGGAGAGATGCTCAAGATAATTTACTAGGAGATCCAAGACTTGCAGCACAGGAATGTGATTGTGACTTCTCAACATCAGGAGATACTGTGTTCTACGGCGAGTATTTAGAGTACTATCAACAGACTTATATGACTGAACCGTTAGAAAGACGTGGTGTAGATCATAACTTATGGATTTGGGAACCTGTTGACTACTCAAGAAGCTACATGGTTATAGCTGACGTAGCAAGGGGTGACGGAAAAGACTATTCAACCTTCCATATTATGGACATTGAGAACAATTCTCAGGTTGGAGAATATAAAGGACAGTTAGGAACTAAGGAATTCGGATACCTATTAGTAGGTATAGCATCAGAATACAATCAAGCATTATTAGTAATAGAAAACGCTTCTATTGGATGGTCAACAATTCAGACCGTTATTGATAGGGGATATGATAACTTGTACTATTCACCAAAGGGAGGTACTATGTCCGCCGATTCTTATTTTGATCAGTACGATTACAGCTCAAATATGGTAGCTGGATTCTCTATGAATTCAAGAACTAGGCCGTTAGTTGTCGGTAAGTTTCAAGAATACGTTAATGAGAAAGCAGTTACTATTCGTTCCAAGCGTTTAATCGAAGAGATGAAAGTGTTTATATGGAAGAACGGTAAGGCAGAAGCACAGCATGGTTACAATGATGACTTGGTTATGGCTTTCGGTATTGCTATGTACATTAGAGACACTGCACTGAAGTTCAGACAGCAAGGATTAGACCTAACCCGCAATGCTTTAAACAATATTACGGTTACAAAACCTACTTATCAAGGCGTCTATTTACCCTCTCACGTTGCTAATCCCTATGAGATCGACAATGGTAAAGGAGGAAAAGAAGATATAAGCTGGATTTATTAACTATTTATACTTATATTACTACTAAACAATGGCTGATACCAGTATATTTTCGAGATTACGTAGATTATTTTCTACAGATGTTATTATCCGAAACGTCGGTGGAGATCAGTTAAAAGTAGCTGATACTAACCAAATTCAGATGTCGGGAGAGTTAGAAAATAACTCTTTGATGGCTAGATACAACAGAATCTACACCACCTCACCTACATCTCTTTACGGATACCAATCATCTTTTAACTACCAAACACTTAGAACCCAGTTATACTCTGAATACGACGCAATGGATACTGATGCAATTGTCGCTTCTGCGTTAGATATCCTTTCGGAAGAATCTACCCTTAAGAACGACATGGGAGAAGTTCTTCATATCAGATCAAATGATGAGAATATTCAAAAGATTCTTTACAATTTGTTTTATGATGTACTAAACATTGAGTTTAATTTAAGCTGGTGGATTAGAAATATGTGTAAATACGGAGACTTCTTCTTAAAGTTAGAAGCTTCAGAACAGTATGGTGTTTATAACGTAATTCCTTTTGCTGCATTTAACATTGAAAGACAAGAACACTATGATCCAGAAAATCCAACTGCTGTTAGATTTAGATATGACCCTGATGGGTTGGCCGCTGATACTTATGGATACTTTAAGACTCCTAACCAGCACGATGCCAAGTCTATTTACTTCGACAACTACGAAGTAGCTCACTTCCGTTTATTAACAGATGTTAACTTCTTACCTTACGGCCGTTCTTACATAGAACCTGCTCGTAAGTTGTTTAAGCAGTATACATTAATGGAAGATGCAATGCTAGTACATAGGATTGTAAGAGCTCCTGAGAAGAGAATTTTCTACATGAACGTAGGTGGTATTCCTCCTGCAGAGGTAGAGAACTTTATGCAAAAAGCAATCTCTAAAATGAAGAGAACTCCTTATATTGACCAAACAACAGGTGAATATAACTTAAAGTACAACATGCAGAACTTAATGGAGGATTTCTACATCCCCGTTCGTGGTAATGACACTGCAACTAAGATTGATACTTTAGGAGGATTACAGTACGACGGTATCACAGACGTAAATTACTTAAGAGATAAGCTGTTTGCTGCTTTAAGAATACCAAAGGCATTCCTTGGGTATGACGAAAAGCTACAAGGTAAAGCTACTCTTGCTGCAGAAGATATTCGTTTCGGTAGAACAGTAGAGAAGATACAGAGAATTATGGTTTCTGAGCTTTATAAAATCGCATTCGTGCATTTATACATTCAGGGCTACAGAGATGAATCGTTGACCAACTTTGAATTATCATTAACAACTCCTTCTATCATTTACGACCAAGAAAGAGTTATGTTATTGAAAGAAAAGATGGAGTTAGCTCAGTCGATGATGGATTCTCAATTAATTTCTTCTGATTGGATCTATGATAACATCTTCCACTTCAGTGCAGACGAGTACGATGAAATGAGAGAGTTAGTTCTTCAAGATGCTAAGCGTAAATTTAGAGTATCTCAAATTGAAAATGAAGGAAATGATCCTCTAGAGACCGGAGAAACTTATGGAACTCCGCATGATATTGCTACATCATACGGTAAAGGTAGAGTCTACGATAGGCCAGGTTCAGTACCTGATGGATATGATAGAGATCAACCTATAGGTCGTCCAGAAGAAAAAGCTTCAAATATTGACACTACTAACGATCCTTTAGGTATGGATAGATTGGGTAAGAAGGCAATGAAGACTGATGACCAACAAGGTTACGGTAGGGATACTACATCGCCTTTTGCTTTAGAAAGTACTAAAAAACAATTTTCTAAACACAAAAGAATACTTGATAGTTTAGCTCCGAAAAAGATGATTTTTGAATCGGAAAGAAAAGCAAACGGACTGTTAGACGAAAGTCAAATTAGGGAATAACATTTAACATATATTTATTATAAAACCATCGATAGATGTCAATAAAACATTCAAAATTTAGAAATACAGGACTTCTTTTTGAACTTCTGGTAAGGCAGATCACCTCCGATACGTTAGAGGGAAAGAATTCTGCTGCTATCAATATTCTTAAAAAGTATTTCGTCAACACTGAATTAGGGAAAGAATATAAACTCTACGAGCAAGTGACAGCTTATAAGAATCTTACTGAAGCTAAAGCCGAGATGGTTATTAACACCTTAGTAGAAACTTCGACAAAGTTAAAAAGATCTGAGATTAGAAAACAAAAGTACAACTTAGTTAAAGAAATCAAAGATCATTACAACGTAGAGAAGTTCTTTAAAGTTAAAGTTACTAACTACAAGGTATTTGCTGCCCTAAACAACTTGATTGAAAACCAATCCTCAGAAAAAGTAGCTCCAGAAACAGTTATTAACAACAAAATTACAATACTAGAACATTTAACCAAGACTCCTATCACTGTTCAGACAGATGAGTTGATGGAAGAATATAAAGGGTATAGTAAAGATTTAAGAATCTTAACCTACAAAATGCTTCTTGAAAAATTTAATGAGAAGTATGACCATTTGACAACTAAGCAGAAAGAGGTTCTAAGAGAGGTAATCACCTCGGTTGATAACACCGACAAGTTAAAGGAGTATTACAATACTAGAATTGCAGAGGTTGCTATTTTACTAGAGGAAAAAATAACATTAATTAAAGACGAAGTACTTAAGATTAAAATTACGGAAGTCCTGAAGTATGTTAAGCCTGTAGAAAAGACCGAAAAAGTCACCAACGATGCAATCATTAACTTGTTACAGTATTACGAACTTGTTAATGAACTATAATGGCAACAAGACAGCAGCTGAAAGACGAGCTTAAGAAACAGCTCAAAGAGATGTCGACCTCTGGAGCAGCTGGTGCATACAGTACTCCGTATGCTTTTAATCCAAATAAAAACGCACAAGGTACCTCCCGTAACTACTACCTAAAGATGGGCTGGAAGCTCGTTAATAAAAACAAAGTGCGTAAAGCAGCCAAGGGTATGGAGTATAAAGATCTTTGGAAATAAACAACACCTATTTATAACATATGAAAAGCCTACAGAATCAATACAATCTTATTAAAGAAGGTAAAGGCAATAAAGAAATCTTCTTAAAAGAAGCTAAAGCTCAATTCCCTCAGTATATTACCAACGTTCAAACGTTTAATCAAGTTATTCACTCTCTTACGGAGAAAGGAATTATCAACGAAAGTATTACTTTAGTATCCACTAACAACCCTGTCGGCAAAGACTGGTTTAAGATTTTTAACGAGAATGTAGCTGCTACTTTAAAAGATACAGACAAAGAAGTAGTTGAGAAAGAAACTGCTGGCTACGATTACAAAGCTAAAAACAACAATAACATCTCTACAGCAGAAATGCTTAAAGGTTATTATGTTGAAATGAAAGATCCTAAGAATGCTGAAAAGACAGAGGATGAAATTAAAGCAATGGTAGTTAAGAACCTAGAAAAAGATCCTTTATTCTACGTAAAAGACGGGGAGTTTGGAGTTAAGGGACTAGGTTACAAAGAAGAAGCCCCCGGTTTAGGACCAACAAAGGAAGTAACAGGTAAATACAAATCTTCAGGAATGGAGCCTGTTAATTTAAGTGAAGCTAAGAAAAGAGCTATTGACAAGCACATTGCCGAAATCGAAAAGATGGGTGAAGTAGCTGCTTGGGACCATAGAATTAGTAAAGTTCAAGAAAAGATTGAAGAACTAACTAACAAAATGACCGTAACAGAAGGTGATGACGTTAAGGATATGGTTGATAAGAAAGCAGTTAAGGAGCTTAAAAAAGATATCGCTCTATTAACTAAGAAAAAAGCCTTATATGAAAAGCAAAAAGCTAAAGCAGCTAAAAAAGTAAAGGATAAATCAATGATGGAAGATACCGTTGCTGAAAATAGTCCTGTATTAGAAGTAGATGCTACTAGTATGCCAACCGGTGCAATGATGCTACACATGGCAGATAACAACCCAGAGAAGTTTAAAGAGTATGTTAAGCAAATGGATGCTGATCCTGCTTTCAAAACTCAATTTATGAAGAACCTAAGCGATACTCAAAAAGAAGAGTTTGCTGAAAAAGTAGAAGCACATTCTAAAATTAAGAAAGAAGCTTGGTCTGGCATGGTTAGAGAGTTAATTAACACAAAGAACTTAAAAATAAAATAATGAGTAAGAATTTACTTATTGAAACTATATCTTTTAAACCGAGTCCTTGGCAGTTAGCTGAAGGCACGGGAGGTTCCGGCCTTCCTTTAGTAGAGGGTATTTTAGCAACTGCTGAAGTAAAGAACGGTAACGGAAGATACTATAGTAAGAAGATTTGGGATAGGGAAATCAATAAGTATATGGATTCTGTTAGACAAAACAGAGCAGTTGGTGAGTTAGATCATCCTGAATCTACTGTGATTAACCTTAAAAACGTATGTCATAACATTAAAGACATTTGGTGGAATGGTGATCACATAATGGGTAGAATAGAAATACTACCAACCCCATCTGGAAACATATTAGAAGCCCTAATCAAATCAGGTATCACCGTTGGTGTATCATCTAGAGGAATGGGTTCAGTAAGACAGATGGGAGAAACATTAGAAGTTCAGGACGATTTCGAGCTGCTATGTTGGGATTTCGTATCTACTCCATCTAATCCAGGTTCTTGGATGAAATCTATGAATGAATCTCTAGATAAAACATTACCAGATTACAGTAAAGCTAATGACATCATAAGAGAGATCTTATGTGCTCATGGTAGCTGTCCAATATTCTAACCTTTCCTGGGATAGTATCCCTTGACGGACCCTCCCTTAAAAAAGGAGGGTTTTTTATTTTTTGGTAAAATAGTAGATATTTATATTTGTATGTA